AGCTTCTCTAACAACAAAAAATTCTCTAGTTGAACCTTCGTTATCTAAAATACCTCTAGCAGTATAAACAGCCTCTGCTGATGTATTTACTGCTGATTCATCATTTGTATTTGTTGATGATGAAGTCAATCTAAATATTCTACGACCTGAACGCCATCTAGGATTTGCTGTTACAGTTGGGTCAGGTATTGCAAAAGTTCCTGATACTGCACCATTTGAATCTGTAACTAAATTACCACCCAAACTTCCGCCTGATGGTGTTACATAAGTTGATATATCAACATTATCAAAGAATGGGAATACTCTAGTGTTAGGTCTCATTCTTGTTGCACTAAACTCTATACTTCTATTTCTAATAAATGGTAAAATGTTTATAGAAACTACTCTATCACCAAGTTGTTCTCTCATTGCTTTTGTAACTAAACTAGTTCTAACACCAGTTCTTGTTTGAGCTACTTCTTGTGTAGTTGTAGTTCTTTCAGTTCTTATAATTCTACGACCTTGTCTTCTAGTTCCTAAATCTCTTGTATTTGAATCTGATGGTGTGCCTTGCCAGAAATCTTGCCATTGATTCCATACAGAGCCAAATGGATTAGTTTGTAAATTAGAGTTTGTTATATTTGAAGCAAGGTTATCAAATTGACCTGTTTCATTTGTTAATATTTCTGGTAATCTTTCTGTTTCAAACCATTCATCTCCTGGTGGTGTTAAACTTAAAGAACCAACAAAAGTAAATATGTCAAATGGATTTACAGGTATTGACTTAGTAGCAAATGGTTGTGTTATAATTGCTGTTTCAGAATATGGTAAGGTAATTAAATCACCTGTTTTTTGATAACCAGCGGCTGTTCTATCAGCAGCTGCTATTGTTGTGCCATCATCATCTGCCTCAATTAAATTAACACCTTCTGTGTGGTGCATTGGTCTTAATTCACCTCTTGAATAATCAATAGCTGCGTGATAGTCATTGTTGTTTATATCACCTACACCATGACCATTAAAGTTATCTACAATAAATCCGTTTTTAAATCTATCAAAACCATCAGCGTCTTGTATTTGAGTTGCTTGAGCTGTTTGTTCTAATAAGTTTAATTGAGTATAATACTCAACATTTTCTATTCTTTGTTCTAATAAACCAATATCTCGCATTGTGTATCTGCGATTATCTACTTTAGTTATTGTAACATCATCTGTGTTGTGAGTGAAAGATGGTATCTCTAATGTGTATAAATGCATAGCACCATCTAAGTCTGTTGGTTTTTGTGGTTCTAATGCACTAGCACCTTCTACAACAGAAAAATCTCCCTCTTTATCAAGGAAAATTTTATCAATTCTATTTAAATAATATTCGTGGTCAGTTGATACATCTGAATTAAATTTAACAATATCAACAGTAGAAGCACCTGAGCCATCAAATGACCTGTTTTGTCCGCCAGCGTCAATAGTTGAAGCGTCATCTACCCTTGGTCTAAAGTCTAAACAATCTCTAAGTTCAAAAGTTTGACCTGTTGTATCAGATGTATATGATGGTATATCTGAATAATCAACAACACCTGAATATGAATCAACACTAAAGAAATCACCAGAACCATGAGAGAAAAATCTATAACTTACAAGTAATCTACCAGTTGGTTGAAGTTCACCTGTTTTTAATTTTAATCTTCCTATATCATAGAAGTTATCTCTTTGACCATTATCTAAATCAAATCTTGATGTAATATCTGTATCACTAGTTGTAGCCGCTGTACTAAAATCAGCCGCCATATAAACATTTAATATATCAAATACATCTGCTTTTCCTAAATTAACTCCTGATGAAGCGGTTGCTAAAGCTTCTGTGTTTACAGTTGCTGTGGTTGATGTTAAAGTTTTTGATTTAGCACCTACGACAGTTCTACTTACAGTTAATAATGCCTTAACTTTATGACCAGTCATATTAGCGCCAAAGTCAAGTGTTAAGGTTTTACCTGTTGGCGAACCACCTAAATTATAAATTGTATCACCTTCGTGATTGGAACCTGTTACACTTAAAACATCACCTGCTACACCAGTTGATGAACCACCACCAGCGGTCATAACTGAAACAATAGTATCTGCCTCGGCAGCTGAAACAAATGTTTCGTTTGTACCTGCTGTAAATGTTACATCACCATCTGAGGATAATGTTCCTGTAAATTGTCTTCTAACTTTAAAACTTGTATCTGATACTTCTGAATTAGCAGTTGTAAGTAATGTTTTAATATTTTTATACGGCAATTTAAATATTGCTGTATTTTTTTCAGGTGATTGAAGTTTAGTTCTTTGTCTAGTTGCAACAGATTTTGTTGTAACATCTGAACCACCAACAGCACTATCTAATGTTAGACTTGTATCTGATATAATATTTTTAACTAATTTTGTAACTGTGGTAACAGCGTCATCTGTAAATGTAATTTGGTCGCCTATTTTTAATTCAGTTGTAAACTTAGTATTAAATCCTGTTAATGCTGTTGCACTATTTGCTATTGATACTGTTCCTGATAATACTTTGTTATCACCATTACTTGAAGATAAATCTGTATCTGCTGTATAAACAGGAGAGCCTGCCATAGATATTTGTTTAACATCAGCAAACTCAAAACTTCTAACTGCTTTAAAGCCTATAGCGTCTGATTGAACAGTACCGAATGTAGATGAATCATCATTTCTAATTACTTCACCTGCTGAGAAGGTACCTTTTACATTTGTTAAAACTAAAATTGTATGTGAGAATACAACACTTTCAGTATTACTACCAGCACCTACTGAGGTTGTGCCGTCTGAATCAAATAATTCAAAAGTATTACTAGTAGCATTTCTAACTGTAAATGTGCCTGATGATACAGTTGATGAATCTGCTTTAATAAAAGAACCTGATGATACAGCAATTTGTTGACCATCTACAAATCCATGACTTGAAGCAGTAATTACAGTTGGCGTTGCCTGTGTTAAACTATCAACGGCGTCTGTGCCATTTACTGATATACTTTCTACAATAGCAGTTGCACCAGAAGTTCTACCTGTAATTTTTTCACCAGCAGAAAAACTTGTGTTAGTTGTTAAATTTAAATGAGTAAACATTTCAATATCAAATAAGAAATGCTTATAAACTGAATCTGTTAATGAACCACTTGACATAATGTCAGAAGTATCAGAACCAGATTTATATTCAAAACCTCTAGATTTTGCACGACCAATTTGTGGTACTGTAAATCCGCTTGTTGATTGTGCCGTACCTCTAGATGATGAAGCTGTATCGTGTAATGCTAATAATTTAAATGCCTCAGTATCACCAGTTACAAATCCAACATCTGGTGAACCAAAAACATTTTTTACATTTACAAAGTTTTGAATATCAAATCTTGTGCTAAAATTACTTTCTGTATCAAAATCTCTTGCTTTATTTACATCTAAGAATTTTGTTCCTACATTTTCTAATTCATAACCTTTAACATATGCTTTACCAGGTTCAATACCTACTGCAAGTTTAGTTGTAGCTGCCGTACCACCATCTGTTGTGGTTGCACCACTTGAATATATACCTCTATTATTACTTGCTAATACTGATTCTCTAATATCAATATCAAAACCTCTTACAATATAATCTCCTGATTCATCAAAAGTTCTTCTTGCAAGCGTATCTTCTAATACTGAATATTCAGTTGTTCTAACTTGGTTTTGTATGACACCACTTGATAGTCTTAATAATTCTACAAAGTTATTATCAGATGTAGATGTTAAAGAAAGTTTTGCTAATGTTAATTGTATTTTAAATCTGTGAGCGCCTGGGGCGTTTACATTAGATGAACCAGCCGCATTATCATTTAAAGTAGAATCATCTGATGGTGTTACAAAACTTTCGGTAACAGTTAGACCTACTCTATATGAAGGTGTATTTGTATATTTGTCAAGTATTAAAGTTTGATTATCTACTTGAACCTGAAATCCGTTTATGTAATAAGTTCCTGCTTGTACTTCGGCAGCCGAACCTGTTGCTGTTGTATCTACTACTGCTGATACGGCAGATGAATCTGCACCTACACCTGTAATTGTTTCGCCATCTGTAAATACAACAGAAGTATTATTTGTTCCTGTTTTTATGTATTTTACAAATAAGGTATCTGGGTCAGAACCATCAGTAGCCGCTGTGTTAACAACAATTGCTTGAACGCCAGAAGTCCCACCTGTTAAAACTGAACCGTCATAGTTTGATAATGTGCCTGAAAATGAAGTTAGTTTAACTGCAAAGTAATTTAAGTCATAACCTATTTCACCAGGTATAACCATGGCACCTTTTTCAAAAAGATGGTCGGATACTTTTTCTACTTGATTTTGTAGAATACTTTGCGATTGTGTTAGTTCTCTCGCCTGAACAGCAAATGCTGGTCTAAATAAAATTCTGTGAAACTTTTTAGCTTCATCAAAATCGTCATAATATGGCGAAAGATTAAAGTCAGTTGGACTTGGCATTTATCTTCCTCTAAAATTCAACAATTAATTTAACATTTTCTGTTTGGTCGCTTGCCCTTGTAATAGGTGCTCTATTTTCTTGATATAGAACATCTGTGTCATGGTCAATTTCACCTGAATTATATCCACTTGAAAATGCAATATTGTCTACCGTTTGTGTTGATGTATCAGGTGTTCCTGTTGCACTTGAATCCTGACCTGTTATGACATTACCACCACTAAAAGCAGTTTGATTACCATTACTATCAACACCTTCATCATTAAATCTTGTTTGTATGTAATAAAGTATTTTATTTGATGAATCATATTCTACTACTTTACCAACAGCGCCTGTTGTTGCCTGATTTATTTCTTCATCTACTGTAAATGTACCTGGAGTTCCAGATAATTTTACTGCTAAAGTTCCTCTTAGTGTTGTAGCAGAGGCGGCTGAACCACTTGTAGTTGGGTCTCTTAGTAAAGCAACCCTTCTAAAATCTTGACCTACTACAAAATCACCTGAGTTTGATGATTCTGTTCCTGTAAAGTCTGTATTCATCATTACAAAAAATCCACCTAATTCGTTTACGGCGTCTGAACCGTGGCCACCTTTTGGTCCAATTATTACATCTAATTCTGCGCCTGATAAACTTGTAGCACCTGCTGATACAATATCTGCATTTCTAATGTATGCAAATCTATAACCTGAACCAGCGCTTGTTACGGTAACTGCCGTTACAGCACCACCCGATACGGTAACACTTGCAACACCACCAGAACCATCACCTCTAATAGCAACGCCTGTGTGAGTTCCGTTTGTACCACCTGAACCAGCAGTTTTAATTTTTACTATATCAATAGCACCATCAGTAGCGGCCGCTGATACAGTTGAATCTGTTGAACAATGCATAAAGTCAGTTGATAAAAAGTTAACTTGTTCTGAGGCAGTTAATGTGTACATATATTTCCACTTATAACCATCTCCTGTTGATAATACAGATGTTGATGTGCCTGTTTGTTCTACTGTTGAAGCCGCACCACCATTATTATCTAAAACTTTATATACATTATTGTCTGAGGATAAAACATAAAATGTAGCGTCAAATAACTGAGTAGCACCACTATCTGCTGTTACCAAAGATGATGATGAACCTTTGATATATTGACCATAGTCGTGTCTGTAATAATCGTAAACTGTTCCTGTTGTCCAGTTTCTTCTAGGTACCACTCTTGATACATCTGTTGAAGCTATTTTCTTAGCTGCTATTACATCATCAAATACATAAAATTCATCTGATACTGAATCTACTGGAGTTAAAGGGGAAGCGTCTGTTCCCTCAAATTGTGTTCTACTGTCGCCTGCTGTTGATGTAGCAAATGCTTGTGGGCGACCAATTGCCAAATAATATAAATTTGGACTTGATTCTGAAAAAGATTCCACAAAATTACTTGCATTGTGTAATCTAAATTTGTTTGTTATAATTGCCGGCATTGTTTTTTCCTCATAAACTTATTTATATTTATAACAGTTAATTATAATTTACCCTAATTTCAGTAGGGAAAGCTAAATTTGTTTTTAGTTTCTTATGTGTTAAATCTCTAAATTGTGTAATCTCTCCATCTAAACTGGTATTTTGTGTGCCGTTTATTCTCAATGTTGCCCAATTAGCAAATTGCATAGGTGAAATATACTTGGTTTCCGTAGAATCTCCGCCAACAGCACTTGTTTGTGGGTTATCACTACCTGAATATAGACGCCAGTATTTGTTTATACTTCTCATTCTTTGACCACTACCAGCACCGAATTTAGTTTCTATACCTCTTACCTCAATTCTTTCTTTAGATTGTTGTTTTATGGTGTGTTGTCTATTTAAAGTAACATCTCTAGTGTTTGCTGTAAAGTGTTCACTTGTAGAATCTGTTAAATCTGCACCTACGCCTAATTCTGGATTACTTCTTAGTGTTGTACCATCATCTGCTGTACCTAATCTACGACCAAGTATAGTAGAGAATAGTGTATTAATAATACCAGCAATTCCTGTATATTCTGTACTTGTAACAGCACCTTCAATAGGTTGTAATTTAGCGTCTAGTTGAGTTTGAATATTAATTCTACCAGTTACATAGAAACCTGAGCTGTGCATAGTATCTTTAAATGATTTTCTCCAGTCATTAATACTACGACCTACTTTTATAACATAAGAAAAATCTTGATAATATAAACTATCTTGTATTCTCATAGTGGTTTCTGATAAATGACCATCTTCATTTAAAAATACACCGTCTGTATCTACAACGGCAGCTACGGTAACTGTGCCTGTTGCTTGGTCTACTTTTTTAATTGTAACAGTAGCTTCTGATGAGGCACCTGTTAGCGTAACATCTGTACCAAAAGTACCTGTAGCGCCTGTAAGTTTTATAACATTTGTATCTGTATCATCTGAGGCAAAAGTTGCTGTAATAGTTGTTGAGCCATCTGAACCTGTAGCAGATACAGTTTCGCCAGTTGTAAATGTTCCTGATTTACTTGTATAAATTAAATAAGTTGGAAAAGTTAATTCTGGCGGTGTAGGTGAATCTTCGTAATTTAATCCGTGTTCTACCACTTTTACTTTTTGAATACGACCAATTTCAGGAGCGTGTGCTAATAAACTTGCACTTGAACCACTATTAGTTGTTATTGTTAATGTAGGTAAAGATGTATAACCAAAACCTTGATTTGAAATAAATACATCTGTAATATCTTCTGTGCCTGTTCCGTGTTCTTGAACAATTTTATCACCAGCATATGGGTCGCCGTCTTGTGTAGCGTCCTCTAAAACTATATGACTTGTTGATTCTGATTCTGTGCCTTCTTCTAATCTAATACCACCGTTTACAACGGATACAAAACCAGAGGCACTACCACCTGATGATGTATTCGTAAATGTAACAGTATCGCCAATTGCATAACCATTACCACCACTTTCTACAATTACCTCTGTAATACCTGATGAACCAATATCACTAACCTCAAATATAGCACCTTCACCACCACCTGATGATGATACAGTATCATTTTCGTTATATAAAAATCCATCATTGGTGATTGATACAGTTGAAGGTATTCCTGTTACTGTTGCCTTAATAAAAGTATCTGATTCATCTGTTTGTGTACCTCTAACTTCTTCATCAATTTGAAAAGTTCCAGATAATGTGTCTGCATTTAAAATAAATTCTGTTACTTCTGTACCACTCACATTAAATTTAAATACATTTTCTATTATAGCAGTTGCCTCTGATGTTTGACCTGTAATAGTTCTACCAATTAAATCATTTGTATCACCAGAAGTACCAACAGCTCTCATAATTTTTTCTGTGCTAAATTTGCCGTCTGATGTTCTTAACATTTCCTCTCTAGGAAAAATAGTTTCAGAATCTTCATTAAACAATAATTTAAAAAATACTTCGTGAGCTCTAGTTGTACCTTTTGCACGATACATTGACTTAACATTTTTAATTAAATTTTGTTTACTAACAGAACCACTTAAATTTTCAGGTAAAGTTGTTAAAAACTCATTTCTCATTTTTGTTAAGAAACTAGAAATAACTTTGTCTGGGTCTTTAAAGTGTACTAAGTCTTGAATTGTGGTAACAGGATTTGGTTTATAACTTACAATAGTTGCACTTGCACCTGATGAATTGCCTGTTACAATTTCACCATCAATAAATTTATCTTGATGTGAAATATATAATCTATCGCTATCTAAATTTTCTACTAATACAGTTGCTGTAGCATTTGATGTTGCACCAGTTACTACTTCACCAATTGTAAATTTACCAATTGATGATGTTTCTAAAATAACTTTATCACCAGCGTCTTCTTGTGCAATGCCTGTGCCAATTCTACCAGCGTCAAGTAATAATAAATCTGAACGGTTGGTTTCTGTTTCTAAAATAATACCATCTGAATCTTGAACATCTTTTAAAACCAGTTCTCCTGATTCCATAAAAGTGTAATATTGTTTTAGAAATGATAAAAATTTAGGATGGTCACTAAGTACAAATTCAGGTACTTGTGAATTTATTATATTGGATATTTTTTTATCAAAACTTGCCATTAGTAACTAGATGTAGTTGTATAAGTTGTACCAGCGTCTGCTGTACCACCAGCAAATGTATCTGCCTCAACAGTTACAGATGAATTAGCAACATCAATTTCTATAATTTGGTCTCTTACAGGAACAACATCATTAGATTTTGGAGTTGTGGTTAATTCTATAACAGATGATGTACTACCTCTTATGTTAGAGATTGAGGCAATATTTAAAGATGTTAAGGTAACAGTACCATTTGCATAGTCAATTGTGCCTTGTGTGTTATTTTGATACACTTTAGTTGTACCTGACAAGTAATACATTCTAACATTACCTTCGCCATCATCATTTAAAAACATTTCATTTGTATTACCTGTAATTTTAAATCCTGTTGATATTAAAATACCACCTGCTGTAGCGTCATGACCTGAATGAGGATTATAAAATGCATTTCTAAAATAAATGTTATAAGTTGTAGCACTACCTAATGTAGGTGTAAAGTTTTTCCTCATTTTTAAAGTTGTAATGTTTGACAATATACTGTTATCAGCGTCATCAATAGCTTTAATTACTTTTGAATATCTAAAGATACCATCAAATTTTTGTAAGTTATTTGTATTGTAAACAGTTAGAGCGTCAGTAATGTCTGTTTTTATAGTATCTCTAGTTTTAGTTGTAGCATTTTCATCATACTTAGCATTTGTTGTTAATACTAATGAAGTTGTTTCTGGGTCTACAATTACAGGAGTTACCGAAGCTACATTATATTTTTTAAGTTGAGTTACAATATCATTTTTTGTGGCAGTTGTTAATGTAGAACCACTAGCAGCCTTGATTGATATAAACACTTTACCATATTCTGGTGTTTCAGCGTCCTCACCACCATATGCACTAACTGATAATGCATTTGGGTAAATTGTTTGCACTAAACTTTCGTAATCTTTTGTGGTAACAGCTCTATCTTGTGCTGAATACTGTAAAGGTGCATTATATCTAATTGAATTTTTTGATTGAGGTTCTGAACCACCTTGTGAGTTAGATGAAGTTGATATAGATACATCTGAAAAACCACCAATCGTATCTGCTAAAGTGAATGTAGAAGCACCATTTGATTCATCTTTATTTGTAACTATGTATTCTAATGTAATTATATTTCCGTCTGATACAGATTTACCTAAAACTCCATCACCAAAATAAACTTCAAATCTACCATCTTCACCTTCTTGTAAAAAATAAACTTTAGATGTACTATCTAAAGAAGTAATACCTGTTGCTAATGTATAAGTTTCTGTTGTAGTATCAGAAGCAGAGTTTTGAACAGTTACTTTTAAAGTGGAGGTATCAGCATTATCGCTAGGTAAAATAAATCGTTGGTCTTCATCACTAGAATTAACTGTGTAAGAAAAACTAACATTTGTTCCCTCGTAAACTTTTAAATTAGTGAATTTGAAAACACCACTTGTTGGTGTTATGGTCACCGCCTCATTTGTTAAATAGGTGTAAGTTGTGCCATCAACACTTGTATTAAATGTGGTACCTTTAGAGGCAGTAATACTTGTTGTACCTGCTGGCACATTGTTTACTGTAACATCTATTTCAGCTAAAGGTGATTTTGCTGATGTTGGCGTATAACCTAATGCTTTTGCTAATGCAACAATATTTTTTCTAACATCAGCACTTTCTAAAAATATTTCATTTACCAACATATTAGAGTTAAATGCCAGATAGTGTGTATTATATGCAAGAGCGTCTATTAATACTGCCATACCCGAGCCTTCAAAATCATAATCTTGAAATTCTTTTTGACTTGCTAAAAATATTTTTATATTAGACTTTATATCATCAAAATCTAATGCTGAAACCTCTAACTTATTACTTGCTGATGTAGCCATTTTATCTTAATCTCTCTAACATTGTTTCTACGGTTACTACCCCTGGTATGCCTACAACCTTAAAATTTATTGACACAAAAAATGAGTTTTGGTCAACATTAGGTTCTGCTCTTACTTGATTAATTTGAGCTCTAGGTTCAAAATTTAGTAATACTTCTGCTATCTTTTTTTCTAAGTTCATAGCAGTAAACATATTTAAAGGTTCAAATAAAAGAGCTCTTACATTTCCACCTAATTCTGGATGAAATGGTCTTTCAAAGTGATTAGTTTGAATTAGATTTCTTACACTTCGTTTTACAGCCTCAACACCAGTTAGTTTATTGACATCATTGGTAACCACATTTCTACCAAAATCTAGGTCAAGGTCTTTATAAGACTTAACTTGTGTATTGCTATTATTTGTTCCTGTACTATCGTATGCTGGCATACGAATATTTATACAAGTTTTTTAGATTATGCCGTTCTTTTCCACATATATACAACAATATATGGTTGCACAATGGTGTGAGCATTACCTGAACCAGTAGAACTAGAAGTTACGGCAGGACCATTACCATCGCCAGCGTCCCTAACAAATTCCATATTACCAGAGGCGCCACCTGTTCCTGTGCCTGAATCATTAGAACCTACCTGGTGTGTATGTGATGGTAATTCAGCTGTTGTAAGTGTGTGTGTTTTTGAACCACCTGTTTCTTCTGCTGTATCAAAATCAGAATCACTATCATTAATACCTACAGGCACACGACCAGCACCAAAAGCCGTCCATGTACCAAAACCTAATAGTGTACCAGGATTTGTGCTGTTTGTTGCATTGATATAAATTGAACCTATAGGATAAACTTTTTGTAAAGTGGTAACCACATTACCATCATTAGTGATAGTATTAGCCTCAGTTGTTATAGTTTTATTACTGAGTGTTTGAGTTTTTGAGGCAGACGCTAAAGTAGAGCCATCTCCAATATCATTATAAATTTCGGAAAAGTTGTCATTGATAATTGTAGCACCTTCTCTAAGAGTAGTACCTGTATTATCGCCTGCTGTTGTGCCTATATCTATTGATTGTTTTGCCATACTATTATTTATCTAAGTTTTTGGTCAAATTTTATTAGAAGGTCATTGAAGCGTTGTTCAAGACTAGAAAATCTGGCACCAATACCAGCTCTAGACGCTGAACCTACATTTACATTAGAAGAACCTGTGATTGCATGAAGACAGGCGGCTGTATCACCTGCTTTACAGACGGCACTACCATTTACTCTAACTGTGGAAGAACCTGTTATCATTTGTGGAGGTCTAGCGTGAACTCCAGTTTCGTGAGCTTGAACGGTATCACCTACTCTAACGGCACCTTGTCCATTACATTTAACATTTGCACTACCTGTTATAAGAGGCGCTCCTGCTGTATCTATTGTTTTTCTTGACATTCCTGGCATATTACTATTTATGAAAAAAAGTTGAAATTGGGGCTTGCCAAACAAATCGTTTTCCTTTAAGCTACGAAGTATATGATAAATTGTACAAAAAATGAACAATTTGAAGTAAATGAGAATGGTTATCAACAACTTTTTTTGAACTTTTTTAATAACCTGATAAAAATCAATGGTTTGGAGAGGCAGAAAGTGCTTGACAATGGTTTCATTTTCCTTTAATATGGACACATATTTATGAAAAATAACACTATGAAAAAAACAGATTTTAATATTGACCAGAAATCGTATCTGGCAAAACTACTAGCTACTGAAAATATTGAGGTTCAAGTCAACAATGTTGAAACTGCCTCTTTTGATGTTAAAAATCGTATATTAACACTTCCAAGATTTAAGATAAAATCACAAGATGTTCAAGATATGCTTATAGGTCATGAGTGTTCTCATGCCTTACATACTGATACGGACGCTTGGTTGAAAATCGGTGATGATGAAAAGTTAAGAATGGCTTGTAATGTTCTAGAAGACGCTAGAATTGATAAACTTATTCAGAAAAAATATCCAGGTCTATCAAAAAACTATATTAATGGTTTTGACTTGATGATGAAACACAATTTCTTTGGTCTTAAAGATGTTGATTTACAAAAATTATCATTGATTGACAAAATCAATATGTATTTCAAATCATCTAAAAGAATGAAACTTCAATTTACAAAAGATGAATTATCTTATGTAGAAAAAACTGATAATCTAAAAAATATGGATGATGTTATTGCTCTTGCAAAAGACATTATCAATTATCAAGAGAAAAAAGACCAAGAGCAAAAATTAGAAGAAACTGATATTAAATTAGAAAACAAAAAATCTGATGATGATGAAAATCAAGATAAAAAAGATAATTCTTCCGATAATAATCAAGATGAAGATGATAATCAAGATGAAGATGATAATCAAAAATCAGATGATAATCCTGATGAAGGTCCTAATACAGATGAAGATAATAGTAATTCAGAAATTGTAGGAAATGGTGCTGATTGTGATGAACCATTTTCAATAACTCAAAGTGAATTTGAAAAAAATGTTAGTAATACAGTTAATTATGACAAATATGGTAGAAAATTTGACTATGTTACCTTAGCAAAACCAAAATTAGAAAATATTGTTTTACATTGGAAAAAACACCAAGAAAATATGAAACCATTTCATAAACATTTTTTAACTACTACTTCTGCTTGGGAAAAAGAAAATTATTTAAAACTAAAAACAGATTTTAATAAATTCAAAAAAGATAGTATGAAAACAGTTAACTATCTTGTAAAAGAATTTGAAATGAAAAAGTCAGCTACTGCTTACAAAAGAGCTACTACTGATAAGACTGGTATTTTAGACCCTCTAAAACTTAAAAACTACAAATTCTCAGATGATATCTTTAAAAGATTGACTATTTTACCAGACGCTAAAAATCACGGTATGGTTATACTACTTGATTGGTCTGGTTCTATGCATGATATTATTCTTGATGTTATAGAGCAAATGGCTAATCTAGTTTGGTTCTGTAAAAAAGTAAATATTCCTTTTGAAGTGTATTCATTTGGTCAAACTTTTACAAAAGATGATGATAGAGATTACAACTATGGTGATTTTTGGTCTAATAATCCTAATGATTTAGCATTTGGTAAATTTGGTCTTATCAATCTATTATCTAGTGAAATGAAAACTAAAGATATTGACCAATCATTATTTGAATTATGGTCTACTAGAAGCAGTCATGATAATTATCTTTACACTTCATCTTTTCCAAGATATCTAGATTTATATTCTACACCACTAAATGAAGCGTTGGTAACATCAATTGATGTTCTAAAAGAATTTAAGAAAAAATACAAATTAGAAAAAACTATATTTGTTACCATGACTGATGGTGCAGCTAACTCTGGTTCTTACATTGTTGATAAAAACGGTGAGTATAAAAGTAAAGAAGGTAGTAAAGCTGTTATCAAAAGAGGTAATAAAAGATATGTTTCTAATTATTATTCATCTTACAATGCAAGATATGATGACGCTTTAGATATGACCTCTACATTATTACAAATTATTAAAGATGAAGTTGGTACAGTTAACATTGGTTATTACTTATACGCTAAAATTAAAAGGTGGGGTCATAATTCGCCTAATTTTACTGATACAGAGTATAAAAAATTTAGAAAAGACAAAGTTTTTATTGAAAATAAAAAACCTTCTTATGATGGCTACTATCATTTAGCTATGAATAACAAAATTCAAACTCTAAATCTTGATAATCTTGATGGAGAAGCTACTAAAGGTCAAATTTTGACTACTTTCAAAAAAGGTATGAAAGGAAGATTGACTTCTAGAGTGTTTATGAATAATTTAATTGAGAAAATTGCTTAAAATTATGAAAAATAGCGAAAAAATCGTAAAAAAAGCGAAAAAAAGCGTAAAAAAAGCAAAAAAACGCTTGACAAAGGTTGCAAAAACCTTTATCCTGGAACAGTATTTTGAATTTAACACTATGGAGATACATTATGACAACAAAAAATAATAAACAGGCATTTCTTGACGCTTGTATGAGAAAATATGACGCTGATAGCAACGGTGACCATATTTTGACTATGACACAGTTAAGAGATGTTGCTTCAGACTTCGGTTTGAAATATGCACCTCAATGGTTGATTAAAGACCCTGCTAATAAAGTTGGTAAGGCTCTGTTTAAACTACCAGCGTTAGGTGAAGTTACCAAAGTTCACGCTTCTAGACTAGTTCAAGCGGCTGAACAATATGAACCTGCTACACCTAAAGTAGATAATTCAGATATTAAAACTGAAGCTGCTTATGTAGTTAGTTCTTTAACAGGTGATATTGTACCTAAAAAAGATAAATCATTCGTTTCATTTGGTGATTATAGTTCTATAAAATCTATTATCGCTTCTAGACAATTTTATCCAATCTTTATTACTGGTTTATCTGGTAATGGTAAGACTTTTGGTGTTACCCAAGCTTGTGCTGAGAAGAATAGAGAATTGATTAGGGTCAATATTACTATTGAAACTGATGAAGATGATTTGTTAGGCGGTTATAGACTTAGAGATGGTCAGACTGTTTGGCAAAATGGTCCTGTTATTGAGGCAATGGAAAGAGGTGCTGTATTACTTCTTGATGAAATTGACCTTGCAAGTAATAAGATTATGTGTTTACAACCTATTCTTGAAGGTTCTGGCGTGTTTGTTAAAAAGATTAACAAGTTCGTTCAACCAAAACCTGGTTTTCAAGTAGTTGCTACAGCGAATACTAAAGGTCAAGGTTCAGAAGATGGTAAGTTCATTGGTACGAACATCTTGAACGAAGCTTTCCTAGAAAGGTTCCCAATTACATTTGAGCAAAAATATCCAAGTCAAAAAATTGAGCAAAGAATTATCAATAATGTACTTGCTGATAAAGGTCTTGAAGATACTGAATTTGCTGAAAAGTTGACAGTTTGGGCTGATGTTATCAGAAAAACATATTTTGATGGTGGCGTTGATGAAATCATCTCTACTAGAAGACTGGTTCACATTGCTCAAGCATTCTCAATCTTCAAAAACAAATTGAAAGCGGTTGAGTTATGTGTTAACAGATTTGACAATGATACCAAAACATCATTCCTTGACTTATACACTAAAGTTGATAGTGGTGTTAGCATGGAAGATATCATGGAACAGCAAAGACAAGCTGATTTAGGGATAGACACTTCCGATGATAATGAGGATGATAGTGATACTATCTAAAACTTATCACTTCATAGTGTGTCCAGGCGCCGGCTTTCTGCTGGCGTCGCCACATGGGAGGAAAATATGGACATAATTACATTATTAATAGTTATTGCAATCGTTGGTATCATTCATAATTTATGGAGTATCAGCAGATTTTTAAAAGATTTAGAAAGAAGAATTTATTACATTGAAACCATATCAGCAGAAGATTTAAGAAAGCTGTTAAATTTGGAGGAAAAAGATGAAGGTTGAAGTTAGAAATGGTAATGTAGAACAGGCGCTTAGAGTATTTAAGCGTAAAGTTCAAAAAGAAGGCATTATCAAGACTTTAAAGCAAAATGAGTATTATGAGAAACCATCTGCAAAGAGAGCTCGTAAGAAAAAAGAAGGTATTAAAAATACTAGAAAAAGAATGGCTAAGTTTGCTTTAAAATCTAGACCAAATAAAAGAAGATATTTGTAA